CGTCTTGGTGTTCGAGGTGAGCGACTGGGTGACGTAGTTGACGGTCAGGGTGAGCGGCGCCGACTGCCCGACCGTGAGGGCCGAGAAGCCGAGCGACCACGAGGTCGCCTCGCAGTACGTCGAGCGGAAGCCCTGCGTGTCGTCTCCGAACTCGAACGTGGCCGACTGGAGATCATCGCCCGTGGCCGTGGCGTTCGGGCTGAAGACGTACCGCTTGCCCGTCCCGTTGATGGTCGACGGGGCGACCGAGCCCTTGACGGCCGTCTCCAGGAACCAGCCGAGCTGCTCGTAGCTGATGCCTGTCGCGGTGACGACGAAGCTGTAGTCCTTGACCCCGGGGTTGTACCGGGTGCTCTCGACGAGCGTCCCGCGATCCTCCACCGGGAAGTCGCGGGGCTGCGTGAAGTTCGGGCTGGACAACTGCGCCATGAGGATGCGGGTGGCCGCGATGTTCGAGCCCTTGCTCGTTTCGAGACCGCCCTGGAGAAACGCAAACGCGCGCTCGCCCACTTCTATCTCCTTCGGGATGCCGAGGTCAACGCCAAGAAGGCGCCTCGTCGGCGCCGGTTACAAGGATGGGAGGGAGCGGCTAAGAGATGAGACGGTCGAACACGTCGACCGCGGCGCTCCAGGTGTACTTGCGGACGTACATCCGACCGAGGAGGCCGAGCGATGCGCGCTCCGCTGGCTTGGCGAGGAGACGGGCGACCGCGGCGGTCATCTGCTCCTCGTCCACGAGCGCCCATTCGTGGGCGTAGGCATTGGTGATGTGGCTCCTGACCGGCACGAGCACCCCGCCCGGTCCGACCACCTCCGGGACGGCGGAGTAGTCCGTCGCCACGACCGGCGTCCCGCAGGCGAGACTCTCGGCCAGACAGAGCCCGAAGCCCTCGGCCATCGTGGGCGAGACCATCAGGTCCGCCGCGCTGAACAGGACGCGCAACCCCTCGTCGGTCAGTCCCCGGAAGGAATCGTGGGCACCCGTGAGTAGGACCTGCGGATGCTCCCACATGGCCTCGCCGGTCCGCGAGATGCCCGTCGCGCGCGCGCCCGGGAGACGGCTGATGAGTTGCCAGATGGTGCCCCGCCCGTCGTCGTCGTAGGGGGTGGTGTGGACGAGGACGACGAGGTTGGGATCCGCGAGGAGCGGCTCCATGATGCGGAAGAAGGCCGGATAGTTCTTGCGGAAGATGAACCGGTCGGCCCGGACGACGACGGTCTTCCCGGCGAGGTCGAGGGCTGCCTTCGCCCCCTCGCGGGAGGTGACGGTCTGCCCCTTCCACATCGCGGGGTCCTGCGCCGTGATGGGCCGGAACGCCGAGGATACGCCGTGCGGAGCGAGGTCCACGGGCCGTTGGAGAAGCTGCTCCATCTGCGCTTGTCCGAACAGGCTCATCGTCACCGGGGTGACGTGGGCATAGATGGCCGTCCAGTCGTGGGGCAGTCCCCCACCTTCGACCGGCACGTAGTTATAGACGCGCTTGCCCGACTGGATGAACGCCCCGACGGACCCTTCATCCCGTCCCAGCCGGAGCCACATCGCCCGCGGGTCGGCCACGACGATGGCCGCATCGGGTATGAAGCCCGGCCACATCCCGACGCCCGTCAGGGCCGGGCGGGTGAGGTTGTGGCCCATCCCATCGCCCCCTGCCTGGGCCGCGATCTGGAACGGCAGGAGAGGGTCACGCTCGGCTTCGTCGAGGAACGCACGCCCGCGGGCGACCTGTTCCGGGATGCCGTCGCGGTTGAGGTCCATGGCCGCCACGAGTTCGCCGTCGAAGCCCCGCCAGTTGATGCCGATGATGCGGATGGCGTGCCCACGGTTCAGCAGCCCTGCGGCGAGTTCCCGTCCCACCCGCCCGAAGCCGGTATGGGCGAGATCGGAGAACAGGACGACGTTCACAGCGCGCGGATGAGGCGGTCGCGGATGGCCGCGCACATCACCGCGTGGCGCTCCGGGCTCATCTTGCGGATGATGTCAGCCGCTTCGTCGAGCGAATGGCGGTCGAGGTCGATGCACGTCGCGCCATCGACCCACAGCGCCTCGCCCCATTGCCCGGCGTAGTACGAGGCGTGGCCGATGAGGGGCCGGCCCACTGCCGCCCAGTTGGCGAGGATGTGCCCGAACCCGTCGCCGGTCACCTTGTCGTGGTAGGCCCAACCGGCCCGCGCCATCTCCTCCGCGATGGCCGCGACCGGCTTCAGCAGCCCATCGGGACACGAGTGTCCGTAGGAGGCGAACGAGAAGGACGGGAGCCGCTCGCGGAGTCCCTCGTAGCCGGCCCACATCTCGGGGATGAGGGGCAGGAGGTTGACGAACGACACGATGCGGTCGCGCATGACCGGCTCTCGGTAGCGGAACGTCCAGTCGAGGTCGAACCGCTGCGGTCCTTCGATGATGGTCGGGGCAAGGCTCGCATCGATGGCCTGGCGGGCATTGCCGATGTGGTATAGGTAACGCGCCCCATGCTCCCGGGCGAACCGCGCGAACCCCTGCTGGTTGTCATCGACCGTGGCGCAGACGCTCTCCCAGTCCATTGACCGTGCCCGCTCGAGCGACACGCCGTAGATGGGGCGCTCGGGATGGTGGTCGTCGAACGTCAGCCACAATCCGGGCTCGACTTCCCGCCCCTCTGGACGGAGGAACTGCTGGGCCAGCCGATCGTCGCCGTAGCCCCGGCCGAACTGCCAGTAGCCCGCGTCCCACCACTCGAAGTCCATCGGGACGAACAGGTCGTGGGTCGGTTCGTAGGTGAGCTGGAGCGAATACAGGAGGTCCGCGTGGTGGCGGTCGACGAGGATGTTCACGTTCGCCACTGTGCGCCGCAGTAGGAGCACCACCAGTGGCGTTCCTGGCCGTAGCGGTGGTTGTGCAACCCGAGCGGCTTGCCGATGCCCCGTTGGCAGCCATGATGGCCGCTGGTGAAGTAGCCCTCGCCTCGGCAGAACCGACAGATGCCGTGACTCATCCGAGGTAGGCCTTCCACTGGGCACCGATGGTATCGATGCCGAAGAGGTCGATGGCCCGCTGACGCTCGGGCGGGTTCGGGTCGGAGTACGCGAGCAGATTGTGGAGTTCACGTCTCGTCGTGATCACGTCGCCACCGCGGAGCGCGATGTCTCGTCCCTCGAACAGGTCCGGCCCGTACGGGAAGACCGTCATGTACTCGGGTCCGATAGAGACGACGGGGATGCCGGTCATCATCGCCTCGATGAGCCCGAGCGTGTAGCTGGCGGGCTGCGTCCCGGTATAGAGGTAGACCCGCATCCGGCGGAGGTAGGCCTGCATCTCCTCGTACGACAGGGCGCCCGTGCCGCCGACGTCCTCGGAACCCGGGCCGGCCGGGAGACGGGGAAGACCTTCCGTGGCCGCTTCCCAGAAGCCGTAGTTGGTGAACGGGTCACGATCGCGGAGGTGCTGCGTGACGTTGGCGACGCGGGCATCCTCGCCCGTCCAACCATGCCACTCGGCGGGATCCTTGTAGAAGCGGATGAGCGCGTCCTCGCCGGCGTAGCCCGGGATGTTCCGTTCCTTCGGGGAGTAGCGGACGATCTCCAGGCCATCGGCGCGGAGTGGCGCCATCATCTGCTCGTTGTGCTCGACGGACTGCCCGACCGTCCGCCAGATGACCCGCTTCTCGCGGAGCCTCGGCCACTGAGGCCACAGCCAGGTGTGCTCGAAGTGGTGGACGATGATGACATCGGCCCACTCGAACACCGCGTCCGGGAGGTCGGCCTTGGCCCAGTCCACCGGCTCCCGGGGACCATCAGCAGTCTGGACGATCATCGTCGCCCGCTCGATGTGCTCCACCCGCTTCTGGTGGCACGCATCGCGGAGTTCGGGATGGTCCGGGGCGAGGCCAACGAGACTGGGACGCTGGCCGTCGCCCCGGAGGTCGGAGTAGCAGCCGATGCTGAACACGTCGTATCCGAGCGAGGCGAGGAGCTTCGTCTGATCGTATTCCTCGATGCTGTGCGCGAGCATCAGAAGGATGTTCATCGGTACATCTTGACGACCCGCGCCGGTACCCCGGCCACGAGGGCGTAGTCGGGCACGTCATCCACCACCACCGCGCCCGCTGCTACCACGGCATGCCTGCCCACGGTGACGGGACCGACGATGATGCTGCGGGTGCAGAGCCACGCACCTTCCTTGATGGTGACTGGGCCGCCGCCGCTGGTGACCCGCCGCTCCGGGCCGAACACCGTCGGGTCGTGCGAACCCGTCAGGATCATCACGTCGTGCCCGGTGAACACGTCCTGCTCGATGGTCACCTTGTGGATGCAGTCGATGAAGGCATCCCCGGTGACGGTGGGGTGGATGTCCGGGGTGACGCCCGGACTGAACGTGAAGCCGCCCGAGGGCTGGGGGTATCCCATCACGAGTGCTCGATGGTCACGTCACCGACGAACGTCAGAGTGACCGTCTGGTACTCCTGTTCGCCCCGGACCGTGGAGCCGCCCTTGATGCTGTAGCTCGTGATGGGCCACTGGTCCCCGTCCACCTCGATGCTCGTGAACACCGCCTCCGTGAATGGGCGTCCGTCGGACGGGGTGGGTGTCTTGATGCGGATGCGGGGATAGTGGGGCTTCATCGCTTCGTAGCCCAAAATCCCCAGTCTCCCGGCTCACCCGCCGGAGCGCCCCACTCGATGTCGTGGGTCGGGCCGAGGATGGACTCCAGGAGAGCGCGGCTCCCCGTGGTGCCGTCTGGGAGCGGGACGGGTTCCGCCTCTCCCGCGATGAGGGGGACATCCGTCATCTGGTCCAGGATGGCCCACAGGCCGCCCTCGCAGTCGATCTTGACGAAGGCCACCCCGTTCGGCGCGAGGTCGTGGAACGAGAGACCCTGGTACGTCACCGAGCGGTGCTCACCGACCGCGTTGCGCCCGTAGGCGTTGCCGACGAACGCATGGTGGCGGTCATTCTCGGTGTCGGTGTAGGCGTAGGTGATGGTCACCTCGCCCGTGCCGACGAGGCCGGGGATGACTGTCGCCCGGTCGGTCAGGCCGTTCGCGTCGAGGTTCCGGCGGATGAGCTCCAGGTTCTCCGGCAGCGGCTCGACGATGATGGCATGGGTGTTCGGGTGGTCGAGCAGGATGGCGATCGAGACGGTCCCGAGGTATCCCCCGATGTCGAGGAAGGGCCCCTCGAAGGCGAGGTCCCGGGTGCGGTACTCGTCGACGTTGAGGCAGGAGAAGGCGGTGTTGTAATCGTTCGTGCCCTCGCGGATGTAGACCGCGGCCGGGCGTCCGTTCGGCGTGGCGAACATCGCCAGGGAAGGTTCATACACGGGTGCGCCTCCGCGGTGCGCCTGGTGGTAGCAAGGTCGGGGCGCACGACCGACCCTGCCACCATTCTATCAGGGTGCGTTGGTGTGCTGGCCCTTGATATGCACGGTCAGCACCCAGCGCAGGATGACGAATCCGTCGTAGCCGGGCCACGCCGGGCCGAGGCTGCGAACGATCGTCCCCGGCTGTTCGAGGTACGCCCCGCCCGCCGTCAGGGCACCGGACAGGAAGATGTGGTCGCGGAACAGTTCGGGATAGCCCGAGAAGTAGGTCCCGATCCAGCCGACGGCGCGGTTGATGACATCGCCCTGCGCCACGAGGGTGTAGAGCGGGACCTCCAAGATGTACTCGGAGAGGTCCATGCCGACGGTGTTGTACCGGATGCTCGTGCCGTCGGTGCCGGGGAGTCCCGTGAGGTGGTACGCCTCGCCGGTGTTCGGCAATCCCGGGGGACGAGAGGGCCAGTCGGCGTAGCCGTAGGCGTGGCGGATGCCCGCGATGGTCCCGCTTAGGGTGTTGATGTTGCCGAGGACGGTCGGGAGGTCGAGGACGAGGCTCACCGCAACGCCTCCGAGATGAGTTGTTCGAGGCGACGCTTCACGGCCTGCCCGATGCGCATCGTGTTCTCGTGGAGTGCCTCGATGAGGTAGCGGTTCGGACGCTGGTCGTAATGGCGCCCAAGACTGTCCGTGCCGTGGAAGCCGAGGTTGTACCGACGGGCATAATCGCGCGGATCCGAACGGTTCACGCGCCGGGTCGGGTTCTGGGCCTTGCCCTTGGGTCCGCTCCGGGACGTGCGCGGACCGCCGTAGCCCGGGCGCGGACCGATATGGGCGGCGGTCGTCCAGCCGTGGCCGTCCACCGTGGTCCCGGTGCTGTCATGGAGCTTGCCTGAGACCTGGTGAACATCGCGCTTGGCTTGTGCCTCGACGATGACCGCACCCGCGGTGAGTGCGCCGCGCATGATGCGGTCGCCATCGAGTCGCAGGGCGCGTTCGAGGCCCTCGGTGTTCTCGATGCGGACGGTGAAGCTCATTCGTCGAGGGGCTGTGTCACGCGGTCGAGTGCGTGACCGATGCGGTCCGCGAACGGACTCGCCGCGACCCGCATGTCGTCTTCGAGCTTGCGCAGCTCCCAGACGAACAGGCGAAACGGCTCGATGTCGGTGATGCGGATCTCCACCATCACCTTCGCCTCGTCTACCATCCCCAGCCTCCCTGGCTCCCGCCGTAGGAGACGCCGGCACCGCCGATGGACGGCATCTCCCAGCGCGCATCGAGGCCGGCAAGGATGGCCTTCGCCTGGTCGTCGTTCGGTCCCGTCGGCGGTGGGAGGCCGTCCTGGTAGCGTTGCCAGATGAGCACCGACAGGGCGAGGGTGACCTGCTGCACGTCGTCCGGCACGGTCAGCCCCGTGGCGAAGTAACCCGTCACGGCGATATTGCCGGTGCCCGGGTTCCACACCGAGGGGTGGAGGCCGAGCAGGGACGACGAGGGCAGGATCATCGTCAGGTATCGCTTGGGCGTCGTATTCATGGGTTCCGCTACATAGGCGGTGGAGGTCACCGCCACGCTGTCCATCGTCACCGATGCGACCGAGACGGCATCGTCGATGAAGACGGTATCGGTTCCCTGCCCGTGATAGAGCCGGGTGTTACTCCCGAGGCTCCCCGAGTAGTTGCTCCCGACGGCAAAGCCCACATACCCGGGCCGGATGGTCGACAGGTGGCTGTCCACCATCGCGCTCGCTCGGAAGACGACCGAACTCAGCGTCGGGTCGTCCACCGTGTCGTACGCAGCGGCCTTGATGCCGATCGCGTCCTTCACCTGTTCGACGGTCACGTACTGAGACAACGGTCGTCTCCTTGACGAGGGCGGGGTATGCGGGCTTTATCCGCCGGGGGGTGTGCACCTAGTCGGGCTGGACCCGGACCGTCGCCGTCAGACCGAGGATGCGGCCGGTGGCGACGAGCTTCTCGTTCGTCTTGAGCTGGAGGAGGTCTCCGGTCGCGACGCGAGCGCCCGCCTGACTCACGACGCCCGTGGCAGCGGCCGCGTTGGACGCGAGCGCCACCGGAGCGGTGAGGACGGACGTGGCCGAGTTCGATGCGCCCGACACGCCGGATGCCTGGCGGTACACATCGACCTGGTGGACGGCGGTATTCGAGGTGAGCGAGCTCGCCGCGAACGCGACGCCGAGGATGGTGCCCGGTTCTGCGATCACGGCGGTATCCCACGCCGTGATGTAGTCCTGGGCACCGCCCGTGTTGCTGGCGGCAGCGGCCGACAGGCGGTAGAGCGTGTGGTCGACAGGCATGAGCGAGTCTCCTTCCTGTCTGACCTAGACGGTGATGTTCCGGGACCCGGCGCTGATCTGCGTCGAGATGCCCGAGGGGATGAACGCCATGCGGAAGCTGGCGACGAGGATGTTCTGGTCCTTCTGGATGTCCCGGAACGATTCGATCTGGAGGTCGCGGCGGAAGCCGGTCTTCCACATCGTCGTGTTCACGAGGCCCAGCCAGCCCGTGGTGTTGTTGGTCGGCGTGACGACCGCGAGGCGACCGCTCGTCTGCACCTTGTCCGTGGACTCGTTGAGCAGAATCGGGATGTTGAACCAGCGGGCCAGCTCGCCCGTGAGGACGGTCGCGTTCGGGCCGTACTTCTCGAGCGTGATGACCTCGGCGATCGTCTGGAGCGCGTAGTAGGTCGCCGGCCCCGTCAGGAGGATGAGGTCGGATGGCCGCGCACCGTAGCGACCGAGGAGCTTGCGAACGGCGTTCAGCAGCACCGTGGTCGGCGCCGCTGCCATGTTCGTCTCCTGGCCGGTGTTGGTGACGTTCCAGAACTTCCGCAGGCCCGCGAACGCGAGGAAGTACGAACCGGCCGCCGGAGCGCCGTCGTCGTTCTGCACGTTGCCCGAGGCTGCGGTGGTGGTGTCGCCGTTGACGACGAGATCGTCCATCGTCTGGCCGCCGCGTCGCACGAGGTCGAAGCGGAGGTTGGGGATGATGGGGATGATGCTGTCTTCGGTGACCTCACCGGAGAAGTCGACCTCGCCCTGGATCTTGCGAGCCGTGAGCGTGGCCGAGGAGGTCGTCGGGTTGGATGCCGTCACCGCCACGTTCTCGGTCGAGACGTAGCGGAACGTCACGTCCGCGGTCTCGGTCGGGAGGGTGTACGGGTTGGTCGGCATGTCCACCCGGCGGAACTGGGGGACGACGGTCGAGGCGAGGTGGAAGTCCCGCCAGAGCTCGGAGGTGGCGAACGTCGGCACCCAGTCGGCGCCGGAGCCCACACCCGCAGCCGTCAGGGCCTTGAGCTTGGCGTACGCCTCCGCCCGGTAGGCGGCCGTCGACTTCAGGACGAAGTGGCCCGGGTCGGTGAGGACCTTCTGGCCGTTCCGCTCGGTCGTCTCGGGGATGGCCTTGGGCGCCGACTTCAGGGCGCGCTCCCCGGCCGCTCGCATGACGTGCGTGGCACGCTCGCTGAGCTGCGCGGGGACCGGACCGTTGCGATCGTTGCCCTTGAGGATCTGGCCGGTCAGCCAGAGGTTCGTGGCGATGTCGGCATCGTCCTCGCCCGTCATGGTGTAGAGGTCGTCTCCACCATAGATGGGTGCGGCCTCGCCGGACTTGCGGGCGGGCTCGCCGTCCGTGTCACCGAGGTTGGTGCGCTTAGGGGACAGGAGCATGGCCTTCAGCTCGGCGAACTCCGCGGCCATCTTGGCGATGGCGCTGTCCCCGACCTTATCGGCCGTCTTCTGGGCGATGGCGTCGGCCGCGCTCTCGTCGAGCTCGACCGTCTCCTTCTCGTCGGTCATTCGATGGTCTCCGTGGTGTGCGCCACAGATGGACGCGGGCTATGTCGCTGCCCGCTACATGCGCGATGGTCAGCCCCGACTCACCATGCCCGGTCCGAGGGCATTGGGTGTCGGGGACGCGGTGGGCTTGGCGTACGCCTGCTCCGGGACTTCCGTCCCGATGCGGTCGTCAGCCGAGCCCGGGGTGACGAAGTTCTGCTCGACGGCATTGCCCGATGGGGGTGCCGGGATGGGCTGGCCGGCCCAGACATGCGAACCGCCCTGGTCCGCCGGACTGGTGGCGTTGTCGTTCGGGAAGGCCGGCTCATTCGTGAACCCACCCTCACCCGCCGTCGTGCGGTCGATGATGTTGTCGCTCACTGGTGGCTCCTCATGACTGCGATGCGCCGGCGGGCGAGCTGGATGGGCGCGGCGGCCTGTTGGTCGTCCATGTCGTATGGCTCGGCACCGTCTTCTCCGGGGACCGCTCCGGTATCGTCCTCATCTGGTTCCATTGACTCTGCCGCCACGGTGACCGCTTCCCCGGGCGAAAGGATGAGGACGGCCTTGCCGATGATTCGGTCTCCGTCGTACACGGTCACCGTCCCCGGTGAGGGGGATGCCAGCGCGAGGCGATGCTCAGCGAGGGTCTCGGGGTCGAAGTTGTCCGCCAGCCATGCCAGCGCGCTCTTCACGCCGGTGATGACGGCACCGGGGTTGGCCGGCATCGGCACGATGGAGTATTCCCGCAGTGCCCAGCGCGTATGGGTGGGGATGCCCGCGACCATCTTCATCTCGATGGGATCGAACCCCACCGAGGTACGCGAGACGAACCCGCCATCCACGAGAGCGCGGACATTCTGGGCCTTGGGCGTCGGAGCGTACATGCCATCAGAGGTGATGCGCTCCCGGAACACGTCGAGGGTCTTGGCCTTGCCGATGGGCTCTGCCGAGGGGTTGAAGGCCCATTCGTGCGCCCAGTAGACGAGCGGGTTGGACATGTACTCGTCACGGTTGATGAGCCCCATCGGGTCCACCGATTCGGCGTCCGTATCCACCTGCGGAGTGGAGATGATCGCGGACCATCCACCCGTCATCGCCTTGAGCGAGGTCGAGATGTACTTGAGCATGTCAGTCCTCAGAAAGCGGTGGCGGTGCCGAACACCCGGCCGTTGAGCCGGAGGCCGAGCGGGGTCGTGATCTTCGTCCACGTCGCGGCAACGAAGTCCAATGTGGTGGCGGCGAGTTGGGAACCGGCGATGGTCTTCGTCTGGCCGACGTTGCCGGCGATGGTGCCCGCCGTGGCGGTGCCGATCGAGAAGGCATTGGCCGTGTGGAGGTTGCGCACCACCGCCCACAGCACGCCGGGCGGCAGGACGATGCCCTGCGTATCGACGTTGACCGTGCGGGTCGAGGCAGCGGCAGCGACGAACGTCTCGCGGACGTATGTCCCACCGATCCGGCGCAGGGAGTTCAGCACGCCCTGGTGCTCGAAGTAGAGGGCGCATTCCCAGATGCGGGTGAGCGTCGTGTCCAGGGAGCGGATGCTGATGGACTGGAGCTTCATCGGGGCGTCCATGAAGATGGGCACCGCCACCGTTCCGCCATTCGCGGCGAGCGAGAGCGAGGTGGCCGTCGCATCGGTGGGACTGAGGCCCGACGCCATCGCCCACGGTGCCCAGCCGACCTCCGAGATGGCCTTGGACTGGTTCCCGTCATGGACGACGAGCGTGTCATTGTCCGGGTTCCACGAAAGGTCGCCCTCTGCCGTGGAGGTCGATAGCACGGCCGTGACCGGCAGCCGGAACCGCCCGGGGTTCGTTTCGACCCGCACGTTCGACGACATGGCGAGCGACGATGCGCTGGCGACGGGCATGTTGAGCCCGATGGTCGCCGTGTTGCTCGTCAGGGACAGCCCGATGGTCGCATCGGTCCGTAGGTTGACCTGCCCCGACAGGGAGTTCGAGGTGGAGCTCGTAACGCTGTCGATGCCGTAGAACCGTGGCCGCCAGAACGGGTCTCCGTTGAGGGTGCCGAGGAACCGGTCCGACGTGGATGCATCTGCCACTGGGCTGGCGAAGCGTTGCCATGTCGCGTTCGACGTGGCCGCCATCATGTCGCCCCGCTGGACCGCCGCCGCCGATGTATCGGTATGGGTCGCGGAGAGGATGGCGTGGGGCGAGCCGCCGGCGGATGCCGGGGTGCCGTGCGTATGGTCGCCGCGCGAGATGGTGGGAGCGGAGCCTGCCGAGGTCCCGAGTCCTGCCGTCGTCTCGGACGTGACGGTCGTGGAGAAGGCCGGAACCGTGGGTTGGACGGCGATGTCCGTGATGGTCAGGGTGTTCGAGGTGAGCGAAAGCGCGATACCCGCACCAGCCGCGACGGCGACGCCACCAATGAGCGAGTTCGATGCGAGCGACCCTGGGAAGACCGCATCGACCCCGTAGAAGCGGAGACGCCAGTGCGGATCGCCGTTCAGTGTTCCGAGGAACCGATCGGAGGTCTGTGCGTCTGCGGCAGGGGTCGCCTGTCGCTTCCATGTCGCGTTGCTCGTTGCGGCGAGCATGTCCCCGCGCGAGACAGGGGCGGGAGTCGTATCGGTGTGGGTGCTCGACAGAACGCTATGGGTGTCAGGTCCATACGGGTTCGTCGTCGGCGCGATGGTCGAGACGGTGAACGTCTGCCCCGAGACGCCGACCGCGATGCCCGAGCCGGCGGAGATATCGACGGCGCCGGTCTTGGAGTTGGACGAG